ATGCAAAGAATAAACAACTACCTCTTGATTCTTATCTAGTCACTTATACAATCGATGAAAATACTTTTCATGATATTGTAAGAACAAGTAAAAGGGTAAGTGTCTTTGATATGTATTATGATAAATTTGGTAATTGTCTTAAGTCAATTGAATGGACTGATGGTAGAGTAAGTTCTAGACTTTGGGGATATAAACCTCCTCAACCTAAAAAGAGAAAATGATTTCAAAAATACTGGGAAAATTTTTCCAGTATTTTTTTGTTTCTGTAGGATTTTATAAATAACTAAAAAGACGAAAAAAGATGAAATCGTTTAATCAGTTTTTGCAAGAATCATATTTGAGTGAAGAACCTGCTGGTAGAGAAAGATCTCCTAGAGAACAAGCAGTATGGGATGAAATTAATAAGAAAGAAGCAGCTGCTGCAGAAAGAAAGGCAAAAAGAAAACCATCTGGCGCTGCTGCTGATCCTTCAAAGCAATTTAAACCACAAGTAAAAACAACTACAGTAGCAAGTCCTGCAAGAAAACCTTCTGGTGCTGCTACAAATCCTTGGGAACAGTTTCCTAAAAAACGTCAACCACAACTTGGACTCCCTAAAACAGGTCCATCCAGTACTCTTCCTGGAAGAACTCTTCCCCCCGCTGGTGGAACAACTGCAAAACCTGCTTTACCTGCAGCAGGTCAAACTCAAAAAGGTAGCGCATTAGCAACAACATCAAAACCTGGTGCATTAGCAACAACACCAAAATCTTCTAATGCATTAGCAACGACACCAAAACCTGGTAATCTTGTAAATAAACGCTCATCATCAGTTGTGGATGCATCAATTAAACCAGTAAATGTAAGAGTTCTTAATGAACCTAAGGGTAAATTACCTTCTGGTAGTAAACCAAAAGCACTTCCTTCCGGCGCATCTTCTGCTGCCAAGGAAACAGAAAAAGCGGCCACTAAAACAGCAACAAGAAGTGTAGGGAAAGGTATTCTTAAGGGAATTGGAAAAATTGCAGGTCCTGCTTCTGCCGCTCTTGATGTTGCCGATGAAAGATCAAAAGGATCTGGATGGGCAAGATCGTTGGCAAAAGGTGCTGTAGTCGCTGCTGGTGGTGCTCTTGGTGGTGCAGGAGGAAGCGTTGCTGGTCCAGTTGGAACAGTTGGTGGTGCTGTAGGGGGATCTATGGCAGCATCTAAGGCATTTGATGTTGCCGCTGGTGCAAATGCGAAAGAAAGAAAAGCAATTGCAACTGCTAATCGCCAAAGTCAGTCGGGTGGAGCAATTAAAGGTATTGGTGGCAAGACTACTTTTGATACCAAAAAGAATACCATTACGACTGGTACGGGAGCACAAAGAAAAACCGCTCAGTTGGGTAAAACTTCTGTTGTTACTGGCCCTGGTGGTAAGCAAGATGTTGGATACCTTGCATATAAAGGTGGTAAGGCAGTTTATAAGAGAGCAGATACCAAGAGTCTCGCGCAGACTTCTTCAAATCCATTAGAAAGAATCGGTAGATCTTTATTTGCTGGTGCTTATAAGAAATCTGATGCTGCGAATACTGCTAAGAAACTTGCTGCGGCAAGACAATCTGATGTTGCTCGCAATAAAGCACTTGGAGTTAAAATGCTTCCTGGTAAATAAAACTGTAACATTTGTTACAAAATTATTTGACTAAATATCCGAGATGAGGTATAGTACCTCTACGTTCATCTGGTTATCCAGACGGAAGTAAGCCGACGCGGAACGGATCGTTCATCCTATTAAGGACGCAAACGCCGACTGAAGGAACGCTCTTTAACCTAAACAACTAAGGAGAAAACCTAATGTCACAAGTAGTTTATCGTGGTGTCCCTTACGACACCGAAGTGCGTAAGCAAGAGCAAGCGCAGCAACAACCTCAACAATACGATGCCCAATATCGTGGAGTAAAGTTTGTTAAGGAGGTTGAGAACAAATGAAAAATAATAACTGGCAACTTGTTCTGATCAAACAACAAAAAGAAAAAGAGCAACGTAAACACCAAGCAAAACTAGCGATGGCAATGCGATGATATTTGGAGGGGACTTGATCCCCTCTTTTTTTTATGCTAGAATAAGTTGAAAGAATTATATCCTATGGACAAAGACAAACTGAAACTGATTGTTCGAAATATGGAACTTCTTGTTGATTCTTTGAAAGCAGAAATTTATTCTGATGTTTCTGCTTATACTCTTATGAAACCGATGGGAAAAAAACCAATTTTAGATTACGACGAAATTTTTGAGGGTGATGATGGGTATGCCGACTGACAGAGCAAGAAAAATGATGAAATTGCTCCGTAGATTAATCAAACAGGAACATTTGTATAGTTCTGAGCAGTTGATTGAAATGAAATCACAACTTAGAATTTTGGAAAAAGAACTCGCACAAATTGAAGTACAGACATCAAAAGGATTTGGAAAATGACAGTAAAACTTATCAGCGTGACTCCCGATGCAGAAAAAACAATGGCATTTATTGCACGAGTCTCTAATCCTGCGAATCAGGACAACGAGAACTATGCCAAGTTGCTTGCTTATTGTATTAAGCATAATCATTGGTCTGTGTTTGAACAGTCTACTATGACTCTGGAGATTGAAACAAATCGTGGTATTGCGGCTCAAATTTTGCGACATAGGAGCTTTACATTTCAGGAATTTTCACAGCGTTATGCTGACACAAATTTGATTTCTGAGGAGATTCCTCTTCCTGAACTTCGTAGGCAAGATACAAAGAACCGTCAGAACTCCACAGATGACCTTCCAGTGGATCTTAAGATTGAATTGTATGCGAAGATCCAAGATCACTTTGATGCCGCTCAGGATCTCTACAAAGAACTCCTGGAGGCAGATGTGGCAAAAGAGTGTGCTAGATTTGTATTGCCCCTGGCAGTTCCTACAAAAATCTATATGACTGGCTCTTGCAGGTCGTGGATTCATTATATCAATCTGCGTTCTGCTCATGGAACTCAGAAAGAACACATGATAATTGCAGAGGAATGTAAGAAGGTATTTACCGAACAGTTTCCATCAGTCTCGCAAGCCCTTGAGTGGGTCTAAATAACGATACACATTATTAAAACTTATGGCAATATATCCAATTATTCACAAAGAAACTGGTGAAACAAAAGTGATTGAAATGAGTGTCCATGACATCACACAGTGGTACACGGATAATCCCGAATGGCAAAGGGATTGGTCACAAGGATGTGCTACACCAGGAGAGGTTGGTGAGTGGAAAGATAAACTCATCAGTCGTAATCCTGGATGGAACGATGTCCTTTCTAAAGCAAGCAAGGCTCCTGGTTCAAGAGTAAAGAAAATCTAAATTACTAATATGGCAAGAAGAAAAAGAACGACGAATGATCAACCAATCGGTGTTGGTCTTACAACCCGTCAGATGAAAAGAAAGAAGGCACTTGGAAGTGAATATCTATTAGATATTGACCCACTTACAGACAATCAAAGAAAACTTTTTGATGCATATGCCGAAGGAAAGCATCTTGTCGCTTATGGATGTGCAGGAACTGGTAAGACTTTCATCACTCTTTATAATGCTCTTCGTGAAGTTCTGGATGAAAGAACTCCCTATGAGAAAATCTATCTGGTTCGTTCTTTAGTTGCCACAAGGGAGATTGGTTTCCTTCCTGGTTCCTATGAGGATAAGTCAGACATCTACCAGATTCCTTATAAGAATATGGTGAAGTATATGTTCCAGATGCCTTCTGATGCCGAGTTTGAGATGCTTTATGGTAATCTTAAGTCTCAGGAGACCATTAAGTTCTGGAGCACATCATTCTTAAGAGGAACCACTCTTGATAATTCGATTGTGATTGTAGATGAATTCCAAAACTGCACGAGTCACGAATTAGATTCGATCATTACTCGTGTTGGTGAGAATTCTAAGATTATGTTTTGTGGAGATGCTACTCAGTCAGATTTGCAGAAAACTAATGACCGTAATGGAATTATTGATTTTATGAGCATCTTGCGTAAAATGCCATCTATTGATATAATAGAATTTGGTGTTGATGATATTGTTCGTTCTGGACTTGTCAAGGAATATATTATTGCAAAACTAGAAGCAGGTTTTTAATGTTCAATCATGTTGATTTGATTCTTCCGAAACTTCAACGGGAGACTATAGATGGTATTCGATATTATTCAATTCCAGAGGAAGAAGAACTACTCAAACTTGTTTCAATTACTTCTGTTACAAGTCATTTCAATAAAGAAATCTTTGTGAAATGGCGTAAGAAAGTTGGAGATGTCGAGGCAGATCGTATCACGAAACTTGCAACAAGTCGTGGTACGGACATGCATACTCTTACAGAGTATTTTCTGAAAAATCAAGATCTCCCTACAGATATTCTCCCAATCTCAGAGTTTCTGTTCAATATTTCTAAGTCAACTCTTAAGAATATAAATAATATTCACGCTCTTGAAGGTTCCCTATATAGTAAGCAATTAGGTATTGCGGGAACTGTCGATTGTATTGCAGAATACAACGGCGAATTGGCAATTATCGATTTTAAGACTTCGAAGAAACCAAAACCACGCGAGTGGATTGAACACTATTTTGTTCAATGTATGGCATAT